CCTGCCCCGGCACGCGCCCCTGACCTGCCCCGGCACGCGCCCCTGACCTGCCCCGGCATGCGCCCCTGACCTGCCCCGGCATGCGCCCCTGACCTGCCCCGGCACGCGCCCCTGACCTGCCCCGGCATGCGCCCCTGACCTGCCCCGGCATGCGCCCCTGACCTGCCCCGGCACGCGCCCCTGACCTGCCCCGGCACGCGCCCCTGACCTGCCCCGGCATGCGCCCCTGACCTGCCCCGGCACGCGCCCCTGACCTGCCCCGGCACGCGCCCCTGACCTGCCCCGGCACGCGCCCCTGACCTGCCCCGGCATGCGCCCCTGACCTGCCCCGCCGGGGCGGCATAAGCGCGCGCTTATGCCGCCGAAACCGGGCCAAAGCTCAACCGATCGGTTGACAAAGGTACTCCCGGCGACCCCCTGATGCGGGTAGTTCGCGCCCCAAGTTTTCTGGCCAGACAGAATATCCGTTGAGTTATGGTTCGAAACGCGATATCATCCTAGTCATGCCATACGGGAGCGCCCAGATCGAAGCATACAACGCCCGCATCCGAGAGACGGAGAGCGGCACTGAGGTGTTGTGCAAGCATTGCTGCGAATGGAAGCCGGCATCTGGTTTTCACCTTGGCAATGGGAAGTTTAAGTCAATGTGCAAGGCTTGCCACTCATCGCGCTATAACAAGGCAGCGGGGTATGAAAGCCCGACGGCAAAGGCAAAAAAAGAGTCTGCCCATGCCAGAAAGCAGGTTTGGCTTGCCGAACTTCAGGAATGTACCATTTGCGGTGAAGTGAAGGAGCGCAGGCATTTCTACAACGCGCAGCGCAAAGGTTACCTTCCGTATTGTTGCAGCCCGCGAAGAACCCATGAGCAGATTGAAATAGATATCGCAGAGCAGATGAAGACCTGCTTTGAGTGTGGCCTTCGATTGCCGTTTGATGAATTTTCGTATGCCCCGAATGGCCGCGACAAGAAAAGGCCATACTGCAAGTGCTGCATCGCGGCGATTATGCACGAAAAGTCTGATAGGCCAGAACGCCAGCGCATGATGGACGAGACGGGCGATGGCTCAGTGACAGTTCCAAGGTTGAGCATGATGTTGAGGGAATACACAAACTGCTCCCACTGTGGCGTTGCGATGACGCAATCCTACCCGGTCAAGCCAACGCAGAGGACGATTGACCACAATCTTCCTCTTTCTCGCGGCGGCAAGCATGTGATTGAGAACATGTCTGTCATGTGCCTGAGTTGCAATTCGGCAAAGCAGGACAGGACCATCGAAGAGTTCAGCAGAGTAAAAAAAAAGATGGTGCCATGACTGAGACACAGCCTGAATACATGACGTATGATGAGGCGCGCACCAGAAAGGTCGCAGCCGAAGCAGCGATTGCTGAGTTGGAACTTGCCAAGATCAGGGGCGAGTTGGCGATTGTGTCTGCGGTAGTTTCGGCATGGGAAGATGTGCTTTCAGCACTCAAGGCCAAGCTTTTGTCGATCCCAACCAAAATGGGGCCAATCTTTGCGGCTGATGATGATGCTTTGAGCATCCAAGACAAGCTGGAGAAGCAGATCAGGGAATGCTTAGATGAACTCTCAAACTATGACCCACTTTCAAACCCCTCAGGCACTGGGGTTGCTTTCTCTGAGCCTGAAGGGGGCGATGGAGATCCTGAAGCCACCGCCAAAGCTAACCGTAAGCCAGTGGGCAGACCAAAAAAGACGGCTAAGTTCTCAGAGTAGCGCAGAGGCTGGTCGATGGAATACATCTCGGGCTGAGTATCAGCGCGGGATGATGGACGCCTGTTCTGACCCAAACATCAAGCAGGTCGTCATTATGTCGGGCGCGCAGTTGGGCAAATCTGAGGCGCTTCTGAATATCATCGGCTATCACATTGAGCATGACCCAAGCCCTATTCTTCTTATGCAGCCGACAGTTGAGATGGCGCAATCCTTTTCGAAGGACAGGATCACGTCTGGCTTGTTGTCTACAACGCCATCTCTGAGGGGTAAGGTTAAAGATCCTCGCGCCCGAGACAGTGGCAACACAACGCTGCACAAGACCTTCCCCGGTGGCGCTTTGAGCATGGTCGGCGCGAACAGTCCTGCGGGGCTTGCCTCAAGGCCGATCAGGATTGTGCTTTGCGACGAGGTGGACAGATATCCAGTTTCTGCGGGCGAGGAAGGCGACCCTGTGGCGCTGGCAACCAAGCGTGCGATGACTTTCTGGAACAGGAAGATAGTTCTTGTCAGCACCCCTACCGACAAAGGCGCAAGCAGGATTGAGTCTGCATATCAGGAAAGCGACCAGCGGCAATATTATGTGCCTTGCCCGCACTGTGACCACATGCAAACGCTTCGCTGGGCGCAGGTGCAGTGGACGGAGAAAAAGGCATCAACTGCGGCATATTATTGCGAGGAGTGCGGCGCAGCATGGTCTGATGTTCAGCGGCACAAGGCTGTCTCGAATGGCAGGTGGGTGGCGGCAGCACCATTTTATGGCATTGCTGGATTTCACATATCATCACTTTATTCGCCTTGGGTATCGATCCCAGATGCAGTGGATGAGTTCCTGAAATCGAAGCGTGACCCCATGCGCCTGAAGACGTGGATCAACACGTTCTTGGGCGAGACATGGGAAGAGCAGGGCGAACAGGTCGATGAGATGGACCTGATGGAGCGCGCCGAGAACTGGGGAGATGAGTTGCCCGAGGATGTGCTGCTCATCACCGCTGGCGTTGACGTGCAGGACGACCGCTTGGAAATCGAGATCGTCGGCTGGGGCCGGGGCGAGGAAACATGGTCGCTGGCATATGAGACGATGTACGGCGACCCATCGTCGGCTGAATTGTGGAACCGCCTCGACGTGACATTGGGGCGGAAGTTTGACCACCCGACCTTGGGTGACATGGTCATTCGATCTGTCTGCGTGGACTCTGGCGGCCACTACACCCAGCAGGTCTACAACTATGCGCGCCTGCGGGCTGGCCGACGTGTGTTCGCCATCAAGGGCGTCGGCGGCGAGGGCAAGCCGATTGTAGGCAGGCCGACGAAGAACAACATCGGCAAAATCAACCTATTCCCGGTCGGCACCGACACGGCCAAGGAGATCGTCTACGCACGGCTGAAGATCAGGGAAGAGGGCGAGGGCTACTGCCACTTCCCGGTTGGCCGCAGCGATGAGTATTTCCGCATGCTGACGGCTGAAAAGAAGGTCACGCGCTACTTCAAGGGCAGGCCGAGGATGGAGTGGGCAAAGATCAGGACGCGCAACGAAGCCCTCGACTGCCGGGTCTATGCGACGGCTGCTTTGGCTATTCTCAACCTAAACCTTGAGGCTGTTTACACTCAGGCCCAAAATCGGGTATCATCTCCCGAGCAGCCTTCGGTCTCCCGCAAGCCGAAGGTGCCTATGCGGAGCGGTTTTGTCCACGGATACAGGTAATGGCCAATCTTTTTGACGCTGCCAATGCGCCAGAGGGCGAACCGCTTGAGATCGTCGTCGGCGATTTCATTCAGTGGAAGCGTTCTGATCTGGTTCAGGACTACCCGCTGGCATCCTACAGCGCGCAGTATGTCGCTCGGATCACGGGCGGCGGGAATACAGAGATTCTGTTGGTAGGGTCTGAAACTGGCGGAACATATCTGTTCACCGCGTCAAGTTCCACGACATCTGGCTATGAGGCTGGCTACTACCACTGGCAGCTTGAGGTGGTGCAGACGGCGACCAGCAACCGCATCGTGGTTGATCGCGGCGAGTTTACCATCATTCAAGACCTTGACGTGAATGGTGCCGATCCTCGCAGCCATGCCGAGATCATGATCGGCAAGATCGAATCCATCCTCCAAGGCAAGGCTGACAGTGATGTCGGCAGCTACTCCATCGCTGGCCGCTCTCTGACCAAGATGAGCTTTGGCGAGTTGATGACGGCACGGGACCAATACAAGGCCGAGTTCCAGCAGGAGGTCGTCAAAGACCGAGCGCGGCGCGGTAAGCCCACAGGAAGCACGATTAAAGTGAGGTTCGGCTGATGGGCCTTTTCGACATGTTCAAGCGCCAGAAAAAGGCGACCGGGAAGCGTGATTATCTGGCCGCCTCAAAGGGCCGCCTGTACATGGACTTCAAGGGCAGCAACAAGTCTGCCGACTCTGAGATTCGGTGGGTTCTGCGTGATCTACGCAACCGCGCCCGCGATCTGGAGCGCAACAACGAATACGCCCGCCGCTATCTGCAACTCGTTCAGACCAACGTGGTCGGCGAGAACGGCTTCCGCCTTCAGCTAAAGGGCCGGAACGTCGATGGCTCTATCGACATGGCCGGGAACAACATTATTGAAGCGGCTTGGGCTGAGTTCTCGCGCCTGGGCGGATCTACTGTTGACGGCAAGATGTCGATGACCGACCTGTCGAATGCAGTGGTTCGCGGCGTGAAGCGTGACGGCGAGGTGTTCCTGCACATCGTCCGCAAGCCCTATCTGCGCCACGGCATCGGCGTTCAGATCATTGAGCCTGACCGGGTCGATGAGCAGATGAACGAAACACTGCGAAATGGAAATCAAGTTCGCATGGGCGTCGAGTTGGACGCTGATACCCGCCGTGTTTCCGCCTATCACGTCTTGGTGAACAATCCCGGCGATTATGATTACACCACCACGACGACGGGTCTGTTTCGCCAGCGCATCCCGGCGGATCAGATCATTCACATCTATGTGCAGGAGCGCGCAGATCAGACCCGTGGCGTGCCTGAGCTTGTGACGGCCATGCCAGCCTTGAAGATGCTGCACGGCTACCGTGAGGCCGAATTGACGGCGGCCCGCGTCGGCGCGTCCAAGATGGGCTTCTTCACATCCCCGGCTGGCGATGGCTTCACGGCTGACGGGTTCGAAGACACCTTCACCCCGATGTACGACGCTGAACCCGGCACGTTCCACCAGCTTCCGGCTGGCGTTGACTTCACCCCGTTTGACCCCAATCACCCGACATCGGCCTTTGCCGACTTTGAGAAGGCGATCCTGCGCGGAATCGCTGGCGGTCTGGGCATCAGCTACACCGCGCTGGCCAACGATCTGGAAGGCACGTCCTATTCGTCGGTTCGGCAGGGCGCGCTTGAGGAGCGGGACTTCTACAAAACCCAGCAGCGTTTCTTCATCGAACACTTCATCGATCCTCTGTTCCGCGTCTGGATGGCCCACGTCATGGACTTCGCGCTGATCCCGATCAACGGGCCGGGCAAGTTCGACAAGTTCTCAATGGGCATCTCTTGGCGTGCGCGTGGCTTCCAGTGGGTTGACCCGCTGAAGGAGATCAACGCGGCTGTCGTCGGCCTACAGAACGGCATCTTGAGCCACACCGACATCGCTGCCACCTATGGTCGTGATGCTGAAGAGACCTTCGCGCAGATTGAGCGCGACAAGGAAATGGCCAAGCAGTTCGGCCTTGCGATGGCCTATGAGCCATTCGGTTCGAAGCTGCCTGTCGAAGCTCAGGTGGAGGAATAAGCATGTCCTATGAGCCGACGCAGGAGATGAAGGAAGAAGCCCAGCGCGGCCTTTATTGGCGGCGCGAGTTCGGGCGCGGTGGCACCGAGGTCGGCATTGCCCGCGCCCGTGACATCGTGAACGGCAAAGAGCTTTCCGACAGCACTGTCAAGCGCATGAAGAGCTTCTTCGCCCGCCATGAGGTGGACAAAGAGGCTCAAGGCTTCCGGCCCGGTGAAGACGGCTATCCGTCGAATGGCAGGATCGCGTGGGCGCTCTGGGGAGGCGATGCAGGCAAGTCATGGGCCGATGGCATCGTTGACGACATGGACGATGAGGACGAAGACATGGATGATGAGGATGACCGCACCCGCGCCGCTGGTGAGCGCCCTTACGCAAATGAACATGCTGCCCGCATCCGCGATCCTCGCCAATACGACAGCTTCCGCCGTCGCAACAACGGCGGTGGCCGGGGCGTTGACTACATCTTCGGCATCAAGGACGACACCAGCGAGATTCAGGCGATCCGTTTCCGCACCCAGTTCTTCACTGTGGCAGAGGCTCGGGCATGGCTGGAGCGCAATAATTTCGAGCCGATCCAGTTTGAGCCTGCCACCGAGGATGCGCGCTCTATGCAAGATGGGGGTGAGTTTGATATGATCGCCCGTGAAATGGAGGACGCAGCGATGCTGGAAGAAGAACACATCGAACCGACCGAGGCGCAAGAGGATGATCTTGAGCTTCAGGCCGAGCGTTATTCGCGTGACGGGATCGAAACCCGTGCGATGGCATTTGAAGACAAGGTGATCGACAATGACGCTCGGCGCGTCAAGATCGCCGTCTCATCCGAGGAACCCGTTGAGCGGTCCTTCGGCATTGAAATCCTCGACCACAAGCCCGGCAGCATCGATCTGTCGTTCTTGAATTCTGGCCGAGCGCCTCTTCTGCTGGATCACGATCCGACCAAGCAGATCGGCGTTGTAGAATCGGTTGCCTTGGATGGCTCGGCACGGCGTCTCCGTGCGACTGTTCGTTTCGGGAGAAACGGGCTTGCCAAAGAGGTTTTCGATGACGTGACTGATGGCATCCGAGCCAACATCTCGGTCGGCTATCAGATCAACAAACTCGACAAGGAAGGCAAGGAAACGTACCGAGCCACTTCTTGGATGCCTATGGAAGTTTCCATCGTTTCTATCCCCGCCGACAGGACAGTTGGCGTTGGCAGATCGGCGGCGGACGACCTGACCACCTCTATCCCTGCAACCCCTATCAAGGAGGCCAAAATGGCTGAATTTGATCTGGACGCGGTCAAGGCCGAAGCTGCCCGTGCCGCTGCCAAAGATGCTGCTGAGATGATCCGTCTCGGCGCATCGCACAACAAGCGTGATTTGGCTGACAAAGCCATTTCTTCTGGTCGTTCTCTCGCGGAATTCCGTGGCGAACTGCTTGAAGCAATCGGCAACAAGCCTCTGGAAACGGCCAACATCGGCCTGACCCAGAAAGAGGTCCGCAAGTTCTCGCTCATGGCTGCGATCCGCGCTATGGCGAACCCGACCGACTTCCGCGCTCAGGAAGAAGCCCGCTTCGAATTCGAAGCCTCGGCTGCTGCCCAGCGTGCTGTTGGTGCTGATGCCAAAGGCCTGATGATCCCCGCCGACGTTCTGCGGTCGTGGGCAAAGCGTGACCTGAACACCACTGATGACTCGGGCGTGATCGCTCAAGACTTCCGTGGCGGTGACTTCATCGACGTTCTGCGTAACGCTTCGTCTGTGATGCAGGCTGGCGCGACGATGCTGAACGGCCTCAAGGGCAACGTGGCTATCCCGAAGAAGACTGCTGGCGCTTCCGCTGGCTGGATTTCGACGGAAGGCGGCGCTGCTTCTGAGTCGGAGCCGACCTTCGGTCAGGTCACTATGACCCCGAAGACCCTCGGTGCCTTCACCGACATCACGCGCCTGATGATGATGCAGTCCTCGCCCGATATCGAAGCTCTGGTTCGTGACGACCTGTCGCGTGCTATCGCTCTCGCCATCGACCTCGGCGGTCTGGCTGGCTCTGGCTCTTCGGGCCAGCCCACTGGCATCAAGAACGTCTCTGGTGTCAACAAGCCGACCTCGTTTGCTGCGGCCAACCCGACTTTCGCTGAAGTCGTGGCTCTGGAAACCGCTGTGGCCGAGGACAACGCCCTGCTGGGCAACCTCGCCTACATCCTGCCTGCCAGCATGTACGGCGCGCTGAAGACCACTGCCAAGGCCTCTGGTCAGGGCCTCTTCGTGGTCGAGCAGCCCGGCAATACGATCAACGGCTACCGCGCCATCGTGTCGAACCAAGTCACCTCTGGCGACCTGTTCTTCGGCAACTTCGCGGACCTGCTGATCGGCATGTACGGCGGCTTGGACATCTTGGTTGACCCCTACACCGCTTCGTCTTCGGGTACGGTTCGCATCCGCGCCCTCCAGACGGTCGATGTGGCAGTTCGCCATGCTGTGTCCTTCGCCTACAACAACGACGGCGTCTAATGACACTCAAATGGAATGGGGGCGGCTTCGGTCGCCCCCAACCTCAACAGGAGGCTAGAATGGCAAACTACCTGATCCTCAAATCCTGCGTGGCAGGTGGCGCTGCCCGCAATGCTGGCGAGATCGTCGAGCTGTCCGAGCAGGAGGGAAAGTCTCTCTTGGCTATGGGCCGGGTTCAGGCTGCCCCTGAGCGTGCGGCTTCTGCCGTCGCTGATCGCAGCGTTGGCCTTGATGCCAGCAATGCGCCCAAAGTCTCGAAGCGGGCCGCGAAAGAATAATCATGGCCCTGCCCTTCGCCACCGATCTGCTGACACTGTTCAACGTCGATGAGTTCGCGGTCAACGTCACTTACAGTGGCGGCACGATCCGTGGCATCTTTGACAACGAGACGGTGCCAGTGGACGCTGGCGGATTCGTTTCCGTGCATCAGGAGCAGCCCCGCCTGACCTGCCGCACATCAAATGTCCCGTCCATCGCAGAGGACCAGACGATGGTCATCTCCGGCGTGACCTACAAGGTCCGCGCTTGGATACATGATGGCACGGGCGTCACCGTCGTTCAGTTGGAGAAGCAGTAATGTCCCACGTCAGAAAGCAGATACGCGACCAGTTCGTGACGCTTCTGACCGCTGGCGTCACTCTGGTCTCCAGCCGGGTTTTCGCCACGCGGGTCTATCCGCTGACGCAGGCCAAGTTGCCAGCCATCACGGTCACCGCTGGTGCCGAGACATCCGGCCTGATGACGATGGGCGCGACAATGGGCGTGAAGTCCCTAGATCGCACGGTCGAGATCACGGTTTCGATCTATGAGAATGCCACTGCATCTCTTGATAGCGCGGTTGACGCCATAGCGGTGCAGGTTGAAGAGGCTATCGGAGCGGACTTCACGCTAGGTGGCATTGCGAAGGAATCGGTGCTAACATCGACGAGCATCGACTTTTCTGGTGAGACTGAGCAGCCTGTTGGCATCGCAACGATGACTTTTGCTGTAAGGTATGTCACTAGTCTAACAGACGTTGAAACGGCCAGATAAAGGAGGCTCCTATGGCAACTCACGCAGGCAGCGAAGGAACCGTAAGAGTCGGTGCCAACGCAATCGCTGAAATCCGTTCGTACTCTGTTGAGGAAACCGGGGACACCATCGACGACAGCAGCATGGGTGATGTCTCGAGAACCTTCATCGCTGGCTTGAAGACGTTCACTGCGACTGTCGATTGCCTTTGGGATGAACTGAACACAAATGGTCAGGGCGCTTTGACTGTCGGTTCTACGGTCACCCTCAACCTGTATCCAGAGGGTACAACGGCCACCGACGTGTACTACACTGGCAGCGCCATTGTGACGAGCCGCAATCTGACCGCATCTTATGATGGCTTGGTCGAGATTTCGATCTCCTGCCAAGGCACTGGCGCGCTAACGCAGACTGCGGTTTAATAATCCGCATCATCAGTTTATACAGAAATAGCCACACAAGGAGGCTCCTATGGCTACTCATGCAGGAAGCGAAGGAACCGTTAGAGTCGGGTCCACCAACGCAATCGCTGAAATCCGTTCTTACTCGGTCGAAGAAACTGGCGACACCATCGACGACAGCAGCATGGGGGATGTTTCAAGAACCTATCTTGCGGGTTTGAAGACGTTCACTGCGACTGTCGATTGCCTTTGGGATGAGACAAACACCACTGGACAAGGTGCCTTGACTGTCGGTGCCACCGTCACGCTGAACCTGTACCCAGAGGGTGCGACAGCGGGTGACATCTACTACAGTGGCAGTGCCATCGTGACGAGCCGCAATCTGACGGCATCTTATGATGGCTTGGTCGAGATTTCGATCTCCTGCCAAGGCACTGGACCTCTCTCACAACTGACGGCTGTATAATGAGCTTGGCAAGACGCATCGCAGCCAAACGGGCTGACCAGCAGCGTGGCTTCGTCGATGTCGAAGAATGGGGCGAGGGGGAAACTCCTCTTCGCCTCTTCTTCACGTCGGTGAGCGCACGGGACATCGAAAAGGTCCAGCGCAAGTACAAGGACTTTCTGACCAACACCTCCTTGGGTGCGATGGTCGAGATGGTCATTGAAAAGTGCGAAGACCAGAAGGGCGACAAGGCGTTCACCCTTGAGGACAAGCCGATCCTGATGAGTGAGCCTGTCGGCGTGATCGCCAAAGTGTTCGGCGCTGTGTTCAACGCGACGAGCATTGAGGATCACACAAAAAACTAAGAGGCGACCCATTCAGGCTCAACTTGGTGGCGCTGGCAGACAGGTTGGGCAAGACCATCTCGGAGATTGAGGAAATCTCGCTTGATGA